ATTATACAGCAGAGAGGCAGCCGGCGCATTGAGATAAAACAGGAAAGCGAGGTAGTAAAAGAATGAAATACAGGCAGTGGAAAAAGAACTACATGAAAAAACACGGGGTAAACCCGCCGTTAGAACTGGATAAGAGAAAGCAGCGTAGACTTGCAAGAAAAATGGCACGGCGAATAAATACAACATTGCCGACGGCAATAGAAACAATTACAGCAGGGCTGAATAACTGGGTACGGAATTTAAAACCAGCACTTGCGACATTCTGCGAGAACATGGCAGTAGCATTTAACGGCGTAGCAGCGAGTTTAAGAGGAGAAAGCGAGGAAATAGAGGAATGACAAATATTTTACTGGGAATTATCGCACTGGAATTGCTGGCGATATTTTCAAAACTGGACAAACTGGAAGAGAGGGGCAGAGAGAATGAATAACGTATCACTTACAGGGAGGCTTACAAGAGAGCCAGAGCTTAGATATGGCGGGCAGGACAATAGCACAGCTATTACCCGCTTTACGCTTGCGGTAGACGACGGGAAAGACACAGATTTTATAAATATTAAGTGTTTCGGACGTACTGCGGAATGGGCGCAGAAATGGTTAAGCAAAGGCAGCAGGGCAGAGGTTACTGGTAAGATTAAAACAGGCAGCTACGAGAGCCAGCGCACGGGCAGTAAGGTATATTACACAGAGGTTGTGGCAAATAGCGTAGGCTTTGGAGAGAGCAAAGCAGAGGCAGAGGCGAGAGGGCAGCAGCTGCCGGAGAGTGACGGGTTTATGAATATCCCAGAGGGAGCAGACGAAGAGCTGCCGTTTAATTAACAGAAAGCGAGGTACAGAACATGGAGCAGGAAGAAACAAAGACAACAGCGGCGGCAGGGGTAGAAATGCCGCCAGAGGCTGAAAGCTGGGTACAACTGCATGAAAGCGAATTAACAGAGCTGATGCAGAAACAGGCAAAGGCTGCAATAACGGAACTGAAACGACAGGAAAAGCAGGAGCGAAAGAAAGAGAAATACCACAACACTTTTACGCTTATGAAATGTTACCGTGATATGGCTTTTCATATCGAGAACGCAATAAGCGATGGGCAGCAGTTAGAACTTAAAGGCATGACGGACGAGCAGCAGCGTACATACTTAGAGAGTATCAGACGCACACGCTTTAAGACATTGATAATGACAGCACATATAGACAAAGCGGTAGAAGAGATAGAGCGCCGCAGAGAGGCAGCAGGCAGAGGTGTAGAGTACAAGGCTTTTGAAATGTATTTTATGCAGGGCATGGACTATGCGGAAATCGCAGAGGAACTGGATACAGGAAAGAACACACCGAGGCGCTGGGTTACGGGCATCATAAACGAGCTGTCAGTATTATTGTGGGGGATTGACGAAGAGAGGGTAAAGTAAGTGTTTGAAAAAATAAAAGCATGGATAAAAAGAAAGCGGGAAACAGCGAGAGAACAGCAGGCGGCAGACAGGTTGATAAAGCATATAGAGCAGGCGTTAGGATTTGAGCTTTACGAGTGGCAGAGGTTATATATAATAACTGGGATATGGCAGCCGCCAGAGGGACGGCTACACGGAAGAACGACAGCATATATATTGCGGCTATTATTAGACAAGAGTAAGCCACTGCTGCTATATGAGTTTTCACAGGTGGCAGCGTATGCAGATAACCCATTTATGGGGCGGCAATATCAGCCAGTACCCATGCAGTATGTAGGCTGGTTTAGGCACGAGATAAGGAGTATATACGAGCAGCTAAGAGCAGCAGGCGTGCCAGTAAGAGAAATGATAACAGAGCAGCAGCGGGTAATATCGTGGTAAAAACGTGGTGTTTACATGGGAAAACAAAAGAGATACAATGGTAGCATGAAATGAGTAGGCGATAGCTTAAGCCATGTGCGGCAGCAGTTGCCTACTCTTTTTCTATTCATTCTTTAGCCTCCACCCAGCGCATGAAACTTAGGGCGCTGGGGAATGAAGAAAGAGAGGGGACAGTATGAAAGCATGGGCTAAGAGTTTTTATTTATCAGCGGCATGGGAAAAAACCAGAGCCGCTTATTTAATGTCACAAGATTATATTTGTGAACGCTGCGGGCAACCAGCAAAGATAGTGCATCATAAGCGCTGGCTTAACAGAGAGAACATAAACGACATAAGCGTTACGTTGTGCTGGGATAACTTAGAGGCGTTGTGCCAAGACTGCCATAACAAGGAACACCACAAACAGGAGAGACATAAGCGGTATCGGTTCGACGAGAACGGCGGCATACTCCCCCCATATCAGAAAAATAATTAAAGGGGGCGAATACCGAGGGGGATACCATAAAATTACCCTACGGGCGTGCGCACGGGTGGTGTAGGGGGTGTGGTGCGGCGCAGGAATGGAAAGCGGGGTAAAGGAATGGCAACAAAGAAAGAGAAAACCAAAGAACAGAGGATAAAGACCGAAAAGACCAGACTTAAGGGAATTTTCAAGGACTTAGACGAAAACAAAAGAAAATTAGTAACGCCGCTGATAGAAAAGGCTGCATTTATGAGCATTGAGCTGGACGACTTGCAGGCGAAACTTGAAAAAGACGGCTGGACGAGTGAGTACCAGAACGGGCAGAACCAGTGGGGAACAAAGAAAAGCCCAGAGGCAGAAACCTACATAGCGCTTAGTAAGAACTATGCAGCAGTGATCAAGCAGCTTACGGAATTAGTACCAGCTGCGAAACGAAAGACAAGCAGGCTGGCGGCTTTGCGGGAAGAGTAAGCAATATTGCCGCCTTATCGAAATTATATCTATGAGTACCACGCAAAGATTACAAGCGGCGAAATCATAGCGGGAAAATGGATAAAGAAAATATACGAAATCATTATAAACGGGCTGCAAAAGCAGGAGTATTTTTTTAATGCAAAGGCTGCGAATAAGGCTATACGGTTCATAGAGAACTTTTGCCACCACAGCAAGGGACGTAATGATTTAATCAAGTTGGAGCTATGGCAGAAAGCCATAGTTTCTGTTATTTTTGGCATACAGGACGCAGAAAAAATACGTATTTTCCGTGAAATTTTTATTGTAATTGGCAGAAAAAACGGAAAAAGTTTATTTGCATCTGCGATTATTGCATATATGGCGTACTTAGAGCCGGAGTATGGACAAGAAATATACTGCTTAGCGCCGAAATTAGACCAAGCGGCGCTGGTGTATGACGGATTTTATCAAATGGTACAGGCAGAGGACGAGTTAGCGGAGCTGGCAAAGAAACGGCGCAGCGATATTTATATTGCGGAGAGCAACACGGTAATAAAACCGATTGCTTTTAATGCCAAGAAGTCAGACGGATTTAACCCGCAGCTTGTGGTATGTGATGAAATGGCAGCATGGAGCGGGGACGCTGGACTAAAGCAGTATGAGGTTATGAAATCAGCTTTAGGCGCACGTACTCAACCTATGATATTGAGCATAAGCACTGCCGGATATATCAACGACAGTATTTATGATGAACTAATGAAACGTAGCACAAGTTTCTTGAAAGGAAACAGCAAAGAGCGCAGGCTATTACCATTCCTTTACATGATTGATGATGTGGAGAAGTGGAACGACATAGACGAACTGAAAAAGGCTAACCCTAACATGGGCGTATCCGTAAAAGAAAGTTTCTTTATGGACGAGATAGCAGTAGCAGAGGGTAGCTTAAGTAAAAAAGCAGAGTTCCTTACAAAGTATTGCAATATCAAGCAGAACAGCTCTATTGCATGGCTGGAATATCAGACAGTAGAGAACGCCGGAGTAGAAAAGACCTTAGAGGACTTTAGGGACTGCTACGCAGTGGGCGGTATCGACTTAAGCCAGACAACGGACTTAACAGCAGCCAGTGTGGTTATTCAGAAAGACGGTACACTGTATGCGTTTACACAGTTCTTTATGCCACGGGGCAGACTGGAATACTTACAGGCTACGGACGGCGTGCCGTATGACATATTCGTTAAAAAGGGGCTGATAACCTTAAGCGGCGAGAATTACGTAGATTACCACGACGTTTACGGCTGGTTTACTATGCTGCTGGAAGATTACGGCATACGACCGTTGAAAATCGGCTACGACAGATACAGCGCCCAGTACCTTATTACCGATATGGCAAATTATGGTTTTCACATGGACGACGTTTACCAAGGCGAGAACCTTACACCAGTTATACGGGAGTTTGAGGGCATCATAAAAGACGGCGATTTTAAGATTGCCGACAACAATTTACTAAAGACGCATTTCTTAAATGTTGCGCTTAAGCACAACATGGAAACAAGAAAATTCAGACCTATAAAAATCGAGCAGCGGGCGCATATCGACGGCTTTGTATCTGTCATAGATGCAATGACCGTGCGGCAGAAATACTGGGAAGAGTGCGGCGAGCTGCTTAAAAATGCCGCATAGAAAGGAGTGTAAACGGCATGAAATTTTTAGACTATCTTTTTCATGGCAAAGAATTAAAAGCCATAGGTAATTATTTCAAAATGCTGAACGGATACAGCCCGACGTTTACCAGCTTTAGCGGCGGCGTGTATGAAATGGATTTAACCAGAACGGCTATAAATAATTTTGCTACACATTGTAGCAAGCTAAAGCCGGAGATAGAGGGCAGCGCTCTTAAGTCACTGGAAAAGACACTACAGCATAAGCCCAACTACTTCATGGATACAACAAAATTTATAAAGCGTCTGGCAACGTATGTAGCGGTGGAACACACCGCTTTTATTATACCTATCGAGGACGAATACGGGCGCTTGTGTGGCTGGTATCCACTGCGGGCTGAACGCTGCGAGGTGGTAGAGAGTGAGGGGCAGTTATATTTACGGTATCTGTTTGCAAATGGCAGCTATGGAGCTATTGAGTTTGAGCGTGTAGGCATTATGACAGACTTTGAATATAAAGACGACCTTTTTGGAGAGGACAACAGCACGCTTGCACCAACTATGCAGCTGATACATACGCAGAATGAGGGAATTATAAACGCTGTAAAAAATTCGGCAAATATCCGTTTTCTGGCAAAGGTGGCAAATATGCTGAAACCAGATGATATAAAGAAAGAACGGAAACGCTTTACAGAGGACAACTTAAGCGCAGACAACGATAGCGGCATGATTATTTATGATAACAAGTTTAGTGAGCTGAAACAGGTAGAAAGTAAACCGTACACACCAAACGCATTGCAGATGCAGCACATACAAGAAAATGTATGTACGCATTTTGGTACAAATATGGACATTCTGCAAAATAAATTTGATGAAAATACGTGGAACGCCTACTACGAGGGAAAAATAGAGCCGTTTGCAATACAGCTATCGCTTGTTATGACAAATATGAGCTTTACAGAGAGAGAAAGAGCCTGCGGCAATGCTATTTTCTTTTCTGCAAACCGCCTGCAATACGCCAGCAACGCCACAAAGTTAAGCGTAAGCACACAGCTTTTTGACCGTGCGCTACTAAACAGAAACGGCGTAATGGATATATGGAACATGGCACACGTTGAGGACGGGGAAAAGTATTATATCCGAAAGGAATATACAGAGGTAAGCGAACTGCACAAAGGAAGTGAGCAGCCAGTTATCATACAGCAAGTACCGCAGCAGACAGAACCAGCAGCGGGAGAAGAGCCGCAGAACGGACAGGAAGAGAAAGAGGGTGTAAATAATGCCAGTTAAGAAAGAGCGGGAATATAGAACGCTGGTAGCGCCTCTGGCTGCGCAGAGTTCCGGCGAAAAGCGCTTACAGTCGGAGTGCTACGTAGAGGGCTACGCTACTACATTTAATGCGCCATACCTTTTATATGAGTTTGAGGACGGCACAAAGATTTACGAAAGAATAGACGCACACGCATTAGACAGCGCAGACATGAGTGACGTTATCATGCAGTACGACCATGAGGGCAGAGTATTTGCCAGACAGTCAAATAATACGCTGATTTTAGAGCCGGACGTAAAGGGGCTTTTCGTGGCAGCAGACTTAAGCCGGACAGACTTAGCCCGTGGGCTGTATCAAGACATAAGCGCAGGAATGATTACTAAAATGTCATGGGCGTTTACAGTGGCAGAGGAAAGCTACGACAGAGAAACACATACAAGAACAATTTTGAAAATCAAAAAGGTTTATGACGTATCAGCCGTGAGTATTCCGGCAAATAACGATACTGAAATAAGCGCCCGTGCTTTTGCGAGTAGGAGTTATGAGCGGGAGCGGCAGGAGTTGCTTAAGAGGCGGGCAGCAATACTAAAGATTAAGGCGAGCTTATAAAAATCAAAACAAAAAAAGGAGAACACAGACTATGAGATTAAAGGAAATTGAGGCAAGATTAGCCGAAATCAAAGAAGAGCTTAACACCAGAGCGGCAGAGCTTACGGACGAGGAAATTACAAAACTGGAAACAGAGGTAACAGACTTACAGGAAGAGCGTACCGCTTTACTGGCAGCGGCAGAGAAACGTAAAAAGCTGCTTGAAAGAATTGCAGCAGGAGAGCCAACAGGTGGAGCGGGAGCAGATACCACGCTGCTTAGAAATTTCAAGGGAGCAGGCGGCGCAGGAGTAGGAGAACCAGAGGACAAATACGACACTACGGCATACAGAAAAGCGTTTATGAATTATGTATGCAGAGGCGTTGCTATTCCGGCAGAGTACAGAGCAGCTGAAACCACCACCACAGCAGACAGCGGCGCTGTAATTCCGACAACTATTATGAATGAAATTATCCAGAAACTGGAAAGCTACGGAAGCATTTATGCAAAGGTGCGTAAGATTAACGTACAGGGCGGCGTTTCCATTCCGATTGCAGACTTAAAGCCTACTGCACACTGGATTACAGAGGCAAAGAGCAGCGACGACCAGAAAGCATCTGCTAAAAATTCCGTAACTTTCAATTATTACGGTTTGGAGTGCAAAATTTCCCAGAGCATTTTAGCAAATGTAGTAACATTGAAAATGTTTACTGATTTGTTCGTACCTATGGCAACAGAGGCAATGGTAAAGGCTATCGAAATTGCCATTTTCAACGGTACAGGCGAGGGGCAGCCGCTGGGCGTTCTGAAAGACAGCAGGGTAACAGCTGTAATTACTCTGACACCGGAAGAGTATGCAAGCTGGAACGGCTGGCACAAGGTAAAAGGCAAAATGAAAAAGGCGTACAGAAACGGCAGCTTTGTTATGAACCAGTCCACTTTTGATACTGGCATTGACGGCATGGAAGATAAGAACGGGCAGCCTATCGGACGCACAAACTACGGCGTGAACGGAGAGGAAACATACCGTTTTATGGGCAAGAATGTGGAAATTGTAGAGGACGACGTTTTACCGAGCTGGGACGACGCAAACGAGGGCGACGTAATCGCAGTATTTATGAATTTCTCTGATTACGTTATCAATACCAACATGGAAATGCAGGTAGTGAAATGGACAGACCACGACAACAACAAGATTAAGAATAAGTGCTTAATGGTAGTGGACGGCAAAGTAGCTGACGCTGCGGGCATTATCTTAGTTAAAAAGGGTGTAACAGCAGTGTAAGAAAGCGAGGCAGAGCATGAAAGGATACTTAGACGCAAAAGAGCTGGAAAGCTATAAGAAAGAGGATTTGCAGGAACTGGCAAAGCAGCTGGGTGTAGATGCAGAGGGAACAAAGAAAGAAATTGCTGCACGCTGCGCAGCCGTCGAGGTAGACATACCAGACGACAACGAGCTTACGGAAGAGGACAAAAAAGCAGCAGCCGAGGCAGCAGCTAAAGCCGAAGAGGAAAAGGCGGCAGCAGAGGCGGCAGCTAAAGCCGAAGAGGAAAAGAAAGTAGCAAGGCTGGTAAAAGTGAAAGTAAAGCGCCGTTTCCGTGATATGGAATTAAACCAGATTAAGGATGCTGGGGACGCTTACACCGTAAGCAGAGAACGTGCAGCAGTTCTGGAAGAGGCAGGCGTAGCAGCAGTAATAGAAGAGTAAGAAAGAGGGTGCAGGCTGTGGCAGCAGATACCACAACATTAACCGAGAAAATGCGGACGGCGCTGCGTATCAGCAGCACCAGTGAGAAAATCACAGAGGAAATAAACGACTGTATAGCCGCCTGCAAAGCTGATATGAAAAACGACGGCGTAAAAGTGATAAAAGAGACAGACGGGCTGATTATCAGAGCAATTACACTGTATTGCAAGGCAGAGTTTGGTTTTAACAATGCTGCGGAACAATTTAGAAAGTCATACGACGCACTTAAAATGCGCTTATCTTTATCAGCAGAATACAACACAGCGCCGCAAGTGTCCGAAACGGACACCAACAGCACAGAAAGTGGGGTGTAAAGCGGTGGAGTGGCTGGACGAATTAACACTTATTGCAGAAACGACAGCAGAAAACAGGGTAAATAAAAACGGCTTTGCAGTAAAGCCGGAAGAAAGCACCCGCACTGTATTCTGTAACAAAAAATCAGTAGGGTACAGTGAATATTTTAAGAGCCAGCAGACAGGAAAACTGGTAGAGGCAAAGTACGAGGTACACAAGGAAGATTATGGCGGCGAGGACGTAGTAGAAGTAAACGGGCGGCGCTATTTTGTACTTAAGACCTACGATACAGGAACAGACACCATAGAGCTTACGCTTACAGATTTACGCCACAGAAACGAGGTGTAAGCATGGGAGAGTTTAACACAGTCGGGCTGGAAGATATTATAGACGCTTTCAGCCGGAGAGAGGCGGCTACAGTTGAGGCAGTCCCCAAAATGCTTAAAGCTGGTGCTGATGTGCTGATAGAGGCACAGAGAGCAGAGGCACAGGCAATGGGACTGAATGAAACGGGCGGTTTTATCAATTCCATAAAAGCTACGGACGTAAAGGGCGACGATACGGAGAAATACGTAGAGATATACCCACAGGGACGGGCAAAGCATGGAAACGACAGAAAAGGAGATAAAAGCAAGGTGCGCTATGCAACAATCGGCTTTGTGGCAGAGTACGGCACAAGTAGCCACGCTGCACGCCCGTATATGACAACTGCAAACGCCAAGGCGCACGAAAAGGTAGTAGAGGCGCAGCGCAGTATATGGGAGAGTGAAACGGGCAAATGAGCATACAGGAGATTTTAGAAAGCGCAGGGCTGCCAGCCCAGAGGGGCGTATACACTGGACGAGATAAGCCGGACGCATACTATACATTTTTGCGGCTGCTGGGTACGCCTGCGATAAATGCAGACGACGAAGAGAAAGAGCGCAGGGAAATGTATAGAGTTACGCTTTTCAATAAGGGCGATTTTGAGGCGCAGCTTGATAAGACAAAAGAGGTATTGAAAGCAGCAGGCGTTTATATCAACAGCATAGACGCAGAAAGCTACGAAACAGAAACGGGGTACTGGTTAGTGCCTATAACCATTGAGATATTAAAGGAGCGATAAAATGACATTAGGATTGAAAGACCTTTATTATTCTGTAATTACAGAACCAGACGGCGCAGAGACATACGGAACGCCTAAAAAAATGGCAGGAGCTATGACAGCTGAATTATCAGTATCAACGGCAGACGGTGCGCTTTACGTAGACGACGCATTAGCGCAGAGCGACAGCGAATTTGCAAGCGGTACGCTTAAACTGGGTATTGATGATTTAATGCCGGAAGTATCAGCAGAAATTTTAGGGAAGAAAGTAGACGAAAAAGGCGTTGTATGGAGCGGTGGCGAGGATAACCCGCCATACGTTGCCGTAGGATTTAGGGCAAAAAAGACGGGCGGCAAATACCGCTATATCTGGCTGCTTAAATGTAGGGCAAAAATTCCCACAGAAAAGTTTGAAACTAAGGGCGAGAGCATCAACTACCAGACACCAGAAATAGAGCTTACATTTATGAGAAATAAGAAACACGACAAGTGGAAAGCTGACTATGTAGGAAAAGAAACAGATGAAACAGCTAAAGCATGGTTTAATGCCGTGCCAGAGCCAGCAGCAGATGTAGTATCAGTATAAAGAAAGGGGGAAAGGCGCAGCGTAACAGCTGCGCCATATTTGATATATGAATGCAATGAAAAGCGGGGCATATCCCATTACATTAAACGGCGAAGAATACGGCTTATTATTTTCTCTAAATGCACTGGATGAAATGCAGGAGCGCTTTGGCGGTTATGACAAGCTGCACGAGGTATTTAACCAGAATAACAAGGACTGGGTAAAAGATACAAGATGGTTATTCACTTTGCTTATCAATGAGGCAAGACTTGCAGAAAATGAAAACGCAGAAACATTAAGCGAGCAAAAAGTAGGCAGGCTGATAAACGCAGGTAACTTACGAGAAATACAGCAAGCTATATTTGCTGCATTTGCTGCCGGAACGACAGGAGAGAAAGAAAATAACAATAATATAACAGAAGATACAGAGGGGGAAATGAAAGCCGCACAGAAAAGCTAGACACTGTGCGGCTTTTCTATATAGCAACAGTAATGCTGCGGTACACAGAGCAGCAGGCATGGAGAAAAACACCATACCAGATACTGACACTATTTAAGTATCACAAAGAATATAATCCGCAGATATTTGGCTATGAAAAGCCAGCAAATGCCGGAAATGAAAACATGGACGATATAGACATAGCACTAGGGGGCTTTTAATTTATGGCAGATAAAACAGAAAATATTAAAACACGGCTTAGCTTTGACGGTGAGGCAGAGTATAAAGCAGCGTGCAGAGAAATTAACAGCACCCTTAAGGTGCTAAATTCTGAAATGAAACTTGTAACGGCAGAATACAAGGACAATGCAAGTAGTGTAGAAGCACTACGGGCAAAGCAGGACGTACTAAAGAAAAGCTACGACGAGCAAAAGAAAAAAGTGGACGAAACACAAAAGGCATTAGACAGATGCAGACAGGCAACAGGAGAAAACAGCGAAGAAAGTAAAAAATTAGAGACAACATTAAACTACCAAAAAGCAGCGCTTGTAAAAAACGAGCAGGAGCTTAAGAACACAGAAAAGGCTTTAGAAGATGCAGGGAAAGCCGCTGACGATATGGGCGAAGATGTAAAGAAAAGCGGCACAGAGGCAGAAAAAGCAGAAAGCAAATTTAGCGGGCTAGGCGATACTGTAAAAAAAATCGGGGGAGTAATGGCAACGGCAATGGCGGCAGCAGCAACAGCAGCGGCGGCAGCAGTAGGAACGCTTACAACAAAGGCAATAGAGGGATACGCAGACTATGAGCAGCTTGTAGGTGGCGTGGAAACTCTTTTCGGTTCGTCATATGGCAGCGTAGAAGAATACGCAGAGGGCGTAGGAATGTCTATGGAAATGGCAGCGCAGACATTCAACGACTATCAGAACAGGCAACAGACAGTATTAGACAATGCAAATAACGCATATAAAACAGCTGGGCTTTCTGCAAATGAGTACATGGAAACTGTAACAGGATTTGCAGCAGCGTTAAACTCTTCACTGGGAGAATATGCGTGGCAGTCTGGCAATTATGCAGATATGGCGATTACTGACATGGCAGACAATGCTAATAAAATGGGTACAAGCATGGAAAGCATACAAAATGCTTACATGGGATTTTCAAAACAAAATTATACCATGCTGGATAATCTTAAATTAGGATATGGCGGCACAAAGGAAGAAATGCAGCGATTGCTTAGCGACGCAGAAAAGCTAGAGGGTTTAGAAATTGGTTCGCTGGATGTTTCTAATTTTGCAGACGTGGTAACAGCAATACACGCCGTACAGGAAAATTTAGGTATCACTGGAACAACAGCAAAAGAAGCGAGTACAACTATACAGGGTTCGATAGCTACGGCAAAATCAGCGTGGGAAAACTGGCTTACGGGAATGGCAGATAGCGAGGCTGACTTTTCAGCACTGACAGGAAATTTAGTAGATGCGGTTTTGACAGTAGTAGATAATCTAATACCAAGAATAATAGAGACAATACCAAGAGTTGTAAGCGGGCTGGGAGAGCTGGCAACAGAATTAGCGGCATATATACCGCAACTCATGAATGAACTATTGCCGCCTCTAATAGATGGCGTAAGAGCTTTGCTTACAACACTTGTTAGTATGTTGCCGGAAATGTTAAGCATATTATCTGGTTTAGCACCGCAGATTATAGACATAATATTACAGCTTTTACCACAGATTACAGAAGCGGCAATAGAAATAGTGGTAGGGCTTGCAGAGGGAATAGGGCAGGCGTTGCCGGAATTGATACCAAGCATAATAGACGCTGTACTTACGATCGCACAGACACTCATAGAAAACATACCTTTACTGATAGAGGCAGCAGTACAGCTTATTACGGGGCTTGCACAGGGGCTTATAGATGCAATACCAGTAATTATAGAACGTCTGCCGGAAATAATAACGGCTCTGATTAACGGGTTAGTAGAGGGGCTGCCACTTATTATAGCAGCATCTGGGGAAATAATGGTAGCGCTGATTAACGGACTGATTGAGGCAATACCGTTGCTGATAGAAGCAATGCCGCAAATTATCGAGGCAATAGTAATGGGACTTATTACAGGATTGCCGCAAATAGCAACGTCAGCATGGCAAGTGGTAGTAACGATTGTAAGCGCATTGGAAAATCTTGTTGCGCAGATAGCACCAGTGCTGGCGCAGGCAGTGGCAAGTCTTATTGAATGGGGCGAGAACATGAAAGCAAGAGCAGGAGAAGCAATAACAGCGCTTGTGCTTAATGTAACAACAACGCTTAAGGAATTGCCACAAAAGATATGGAACACAATTATAAACTGCGTTGTAAAGATTGCAGAATGGGGCGTTAAGATGCAGACCAAAGCAAAAGAAGCAATAGCAAATGTATGCACAAGCATTGTAAATGGCTTTGCAGATTTGCCTAACAAAATGGTAACAATAGGCACAAATATTGTGCAGGGTATCTGGAACGGTATAAGCAATGCGAAAGACTGGATACTTGATAAAATAAAAGGTTTTGGGGACGCAGTACTTGACGGTCTTAAGTCATTCTTTGGTATTGCCAGCCCGTCAAAGGTTATGCGTGATGAAGTCGGCGTATATCTGGCGCAAGGTATCGGCGTGGGCTTTGAAAAGGAAATGCAGAACGTAAAGCGCACTATGCAGAACAGCATACCGAGAGAGTTTGACGTAGGCAGCAGGGCAGTATATGGAGCGGTACAGAGTGATGGTACAGAAACAGGCGGGATGGCTACGGGTGGCGTGGTGGTTAATCAGTATATTTATGCCAATGAGACAAATTACGCCAAGCAGCAGAGAGAAGCAGAAAAGAACTTTAGACTGATAGCAAGGACGGTGTGATATGGCAGAATATGAAAGACTGATATACACAAATGAGAGGGGCGAAAGCATAGAGTTTTCTGCAAGCAGCTCTTTTTTTGTGAATGTCGCAAATGATGTGACAGGCATAAGCGATATAAGAAATACACTGTATACCAGTAGCTCTATGGGGCAACATGGAGAAACCTATATAGGCGAGAAGATAGAAGCACGGGACATTGATATAAAAGGCAGCATAAACAGGCGTGACAAAGATAAGGTACTGGAATTGCGCAGATATGCGCAAAAAGTACTTAACCCAGAGTTGAGCGCTACGCTGACATATATATATAAAGACTTTGTACGTGTTATAGATTGCAAGGTAGACAATGCGCCAGTATTTAGCAGGAAAAAGATATATAACGATTTTACAATACAGCTTAATTGCCCGTCGCCGTTTTGGAGAGAACAGCAGGAAGATAAAAAGGATATAGCCAGCTGGATTGCAGCATTTGAATTTGAGTTAGAGATACCAGAGGACGAGGGCATAGAGTTCGGATACCGAGAACCGAACGTAATTGTAGACGTTTATAATAACGGCGACGTTGCAACAGGTATGAGGATAGAATTTAGGGCAACTGGTACATTATCAAAGCCAATACTGCTAAATGTAAATACAGGAGAATACATACAGGTAAATGCAGAGATGCAGGCAGGCGACAGCATTACAGTAAACACAGAGTACGGCAGCAAAGGGGCGGTATTGCAGCGAGGCAGCAGCAGTACTGATTATTTCCGCTACATAGATGTAGATAGTACATTTATGCAACTGGAAATAGGCGACAATGTATTTAGATATGACGCAGAAAGCGGACTTGATGCACTGGAAGTAACAATATATCACTCAAATAAATATCTGGGGGTATAAGCATGGAATTAAGAATATTTAGCAGAGACTTAGAGCCGCTGGGGATTGTAGACGAGACAATAAGCGTTATATGGAAACCGTCGTACTGGGATAAGGGAGACTACGGGGATGTAAAAATACTCGCACCGATTACAAATAATAATAATAACTTGCTAACAAAGGGCAACATTATTGTACGGCATGGAGAGAGTGCAGAGTACAGCAATGCAGCCGGGGAGTGGCGGCGTGCTATGCAGATCACGTACAGATACATAACAAAGGACGAAAACGGCACAGAGCAGATAGAGGTGCAAGGCTGCTTCTTGAAACAATGGCTGGCAAAAAGAATACTTACAGAGCAGACGGTATTAACAGACACAAACCAGAACATTATAAACAGCATTGTAACTAAAAACTTTATAACGCCGAGCGCAGAAAAAAGAAAGTTTGAAAGGTTTATCGTGCTGCCGCAGGAAGATTTAGGCGGCAGCAGTATTGAATACAGTGCAGAGTTTGGAGCAGATGCACAGACAGAAATATATAACAGAGCGCTTGCGGGAAAACTGGGCTACGACATTCTTGTAAACGAAAGGACAAAGCAGTACGGATTTTGGCTTTACAAGGGAAAAGACCTTACAGCCACAAACAAACAGGGTAACACACCGTGCATATTCTCACGAGATTTTGATAATGTGAATGAGCAGGAATATACAGAAAGCATAGAGAGTATGAAAAATACAGCCTATGTTATCGGTGCTGCGGATGAAAGCGGCGAACAGCCACAGATAGAAGTATGGAAAGACACAGAAACGGCAGGGATTGACAGGGACGAGCTTTTTATAGAGGCTACCGACATAAGCAGGACAGCACAAAACGAAGCAGGAGAGGACACACCGATACCAGAAAGCCAGTACTTAGAGCTTATGGCGACAAAGGCAAACGGCGAACTTGAAACATACGGCGAGGTTATAAACTTTGTTTCAACGATAAACGTAAGTAAAAACCTACAGTATAAAAGGGATTTTACAGTAGGGGATGTAGTAACCAGCATAGAAAAGCGCTGGGGAGTAAAGATAGACGCAAGAGTAACAAAGATAACACAGACGAGCCAGAACGGGCAGGAAATTATAGAGGTTACTTTTGGCGATAGTCTGCCGTCACTGATAGAAAAAATAAAAAAAGTAAGAAAGTAGGGGGTATAAGATATGGCAGAGCAATGTTTTCCATATAACAGCGTGGGCGGCGATAGGAAATATAAAGCCGAAGAATTTAGGGCATATTTTGCACAGCTGATAGGGAACGGGGTAATTTACAAGAGTGCTGACGCATTAAAGGTATACGAGGGCGACGGCATGAGCATAACAGTTAAGGCAGGCGGCGCTTATATCGAGGGAGCAGGCTACATAAATGGCACAGACTTTACACTGACGCTTGACACAGCAGACGGCTCTTTATCACGTATAGACAGGATAGTGATAAGAAACGACTATACGAACAGAAAAACGTATGCAGCTATTATAAAAGGAGCATATAGCGCAAAGCCTACAGCACCGACGCTGACAAGAAACGCAGACGCTTATGAAATTGCAATAGCAGACATACTGGTAGCAGGCGGCGTGGTTAGCATCACACAGGCGGCTATTACGGACACAAGACTTAATAACAGCTTATGCGGTATTGTTTCTGGAGTGATTGAGCAGGCAGACACAACGGAGCTGTACAATCAGTTTGAAAGCTATTTAAACGATTTTAAGGCACAGTACATAGCGGATATGGAAAGCTGGACACAGGAAGAGCAGGAGAATTACAGCGCATGGGAAACAGAACAGAAAGCAGATTTTGTAGCGTGGGTGGAGAGCATAAAGGATATTCTGGACGCAACGGCAGCAGGAAAGCTGCAAAACGAAATAGAGCAGCAGGCGGCAGATGTATTTAACAGATATTATGGGCTTGTTACCCAGTCAACAGAGTTTAAGAGTGACGGCAGTATAGTAACCACAAATACAGAAGCAACAATAACGACTACATTTAGCACAGACGCAGAAAGCGGACAGAAAACGGTAATAGAAAAGATTACAACGAAAAGCGGAAAGACATATACAAAAACCACGACAATTACACCAGCCACAGAAACTGCAAATAAAATAATCAGAGAGGAGTATACAGCAGAATGAGTTACGCAGAGGCACAGTATATTATTGATGAAACAGCAGGGAAAGTAGAAAAGGCAGCAGAAAAATTAACAGCAGGCATACCGCCGCAGGATATGCAGCTTTTTAGCGTTACGCCAGTGGACGGCGGCGCAAAACTGAAATTCAAAGAGCCAGAGGACACATATATAGACGGGCAGAGGATATGCAGCGTAAAAGGTGTAAAAATCGTACTGAAAGAGGGGAGTTATCCACTGAATGAGGACGACGGCACGCTAATTGTGGATAACACAGAATTAGGCAAGTACGAAAATACGGCACTGGTAATTAACGAGCTGACAAATGGCACAGAGTATTATATAAGTGCGTTCCCGTATTCAAATGATAATTATTACAACAGGGCAGCAGGCTTAAGAGTATTAAATAACACATACGCACAGAAAAACCGTGAAAAATTCACACCGCAGGCGTATGTACTGTATGGCTATAAAAGAACAAAAGCAGACAGCAACCCAGCGACAAGACTAGAGGCTACAGATATGGCAGTAGGAATGGGAAAAGCAACGCTTAACACAAGCACTGGCGCAGTTGATTTGAAAGAATGGGCTAATGTGTGGTTTGTTAGCGAAAATAAGCCCGTTATGATGAAATACGACGGCACGGTAGATTATGAGCTTAACCCAGACGACTACACCAAAAAGAAAAGCGGCGGTACATCTGACGTAGCAAATAAAGAGTACGGCGGTAATGCCATGGCGTTATTCCCTACATGCTGGGTAAAACGCTGGCAGGATAGCACGTATGAGTATTTCCAAGTGTGCAACATACAGCTTACAGACGATTTTAAGGCATATGCGCACCAGAGAGAGGACGGTACTATTATGGAATGGTTCGCACGTTCCATTTACGACGGCGCAAACGTAAGTAATAAAATACGTTCGTTATCCGGCTTAACACCATGTAATACAGTTGCTGGAAATACACAGCTTGCATATGCACAGGCAAACGGCAGCTTATGGGAGTGTGACACATGGAGCAGGGTGGCGCTTATCTGGGATTTGCTGCGGCTTATGTCACTTAATGACAATGTGCAGCAGGCGTGGGGGTACGGATATTATACCGGAATGAGCCAAGCAAGCCACTTAAAACAATCTGGAACGGGAAATACAAAGGGGCAGTTTTACGGAAAGCCAGCAAATGATGTAGTTAAGGTATTTCATACAGAAAATTTCTGGGGCAATATCTGGAAACTGATGCAGGGACTTGTATATAACACGACAGGTAAGTACGGCGTTAAGATGTGCAGACCATACAGCACAAGCGGTAGCGGATATACAGCTATGAGCTTTGGTATCGCCGGGACAAGCGGCGGCTATCAGAGTGCGCACAATATGAGTGAGTATGGCTTACTACCTACTACAGTATCCGGCAGCGACAGCACATATATACCAGACGGCTGCTGGTGGAATACGTCACAACAAAACTTTGCTCGCTTTGGCGGCAATGGCGATAACGGCTTGCTCGTGGGCTGCGCTTTGACTTTGAACGATGCGCTTTCTACCTCGGGTTGGAATTACGGGCTGGGCTTGACTTGCGAGCAACCTTTAGCAGCGTAGCTGCACAGGGGGAACGGGGGAGCATTCCCCCGAATAGTTTATAAAACGAATTAAATTACAGGGGTTTTAGGGTACGTATTGACGGGCTGCTTTGCACGCTTTGGCAGCAATGGCAATAACGGCTTGCACGTGGGCTGCGCTTTGAATTTGAACAATGCGCTTTCTAACTCGAATTGGAA